CCATGGCCCAGTCTGGTGACTGTGGTCATTGGGGGTGACTCCCCCTTCCCACCTTCCCTGCAAGGGAGTTAGGAAGAGGAGAGGAGCCTATCCAGAGACATCGCCTCGAGAAGTTTTGGCAGCCCGGGAATATATCCTGCAAGCACCTAACACCTCGGGGGATGAAAGGACCCTAATAAGTCCCTTCTCTGTTACTGGGGAGGTCTCCTGTTGGACCGTCACACTCGGGGGTACCCCCCGCCGGTGCCGTTGCCTTCAGGGACTGAGAGGGGGTTAATTCTCTCTCTCTCCTAGTATTTGATAGGTCTCCTCCTCTCTACCTACTTGCGGGGGGATCGGCTTTATGCCGGGCCATTCTGGGGGTGCATAGTCCCCAGAAGTAGGGTGGGTCGGGAAACGGAAGCAGAGGGTAGTACTTCCTACGTTCTGTGGTTTGAGCTCTTCAGGGAGTCCTAGCCCTGGGTGTGCTGCTGGACAGGGCACTCAGGTTGATGGGGGCCCTTGTGGGCCTTATTACGCGCCTTTTAGTAGGACGGAATAAGTGTCCCGCTTGGGGACCCGGCCTCTCGGCGGAGTTCTCTCCGCCTGCCCTCCATTGGGGGTAGCAGGTATGGACCCACATGACCGCACCTTTGGGACCCGATATCATGCCCTTTAAGGACAAGATTTATGGGTTTTACTGGTGATCTCGCGGGAAGCTTCGCTCTCCGCGTGCTATTCGGACCAGAGGAGCTTCGGCTCGTCTGGAACGGTGGCTTCACCTTACCAAGTGTGTGGGGTGGGCCGCTCGGGAATTCTTTCCCGAGGGGGGTAGTAATCTTCTGGACCGGGCATCTACCTTCCTGGTAGCCCTAGGTCGAGTTTGGGTGTATAGCGGTACTGGTCCTGCTCTTCTTTTCATTAAGAAGGTGCGGGAGCTCTACCTCTATACCCTGGCTCACCCGGGGTCCGGGAGGCAGACCAACCAGGCCAGGCGTCGACTTCGGAGGGTCCTCGGACCACTCGCTGTAGTGGACAGACCGAATGAGGACGTGCACCTTGGTGTGCGTTTTACCCTCACGGTCCTAACCCTTATGCGAGGGGTTCGGGTACCCCCTAAGCTCGATACCGAATCCATTACGGCCCCGTTTACGGGGTCGATTGGAGGCTGGAGCGGGTATGTTTCTGGGTTCTGGTCCGATCTTCGGTCCAGGACTCAGAAGGTTGATGCTCAAGTCAAGTGGCAGAAGTTCCACCTAACGAATAAGCGGGGGCCTGGGGGGGGCCCGGCCATCCTTGGATGGTTCCGGGACCTTCTCAGTCTCCCTGAGTCCCTTGTTGGGGCTCTACAGGAACTTGGGGGCCCTTCGTTTTCGGAGGGCCTCCAATACCTCCTTGCGAACCGGAAGGCTCTTATCGAGCTTTTCGGAGACCCGGGAACGGGTCTTATTCGCAAGGTGGTGGCGATCCAGGATGCCGAGGGGAAGTCTAGGGTTATCGCCATGGTTGATTATTTCAGCCAGACGGTTCTCAAGCCTCTCCATCTGTACCTGTTTCGTCTTCTTGCCGCTATTTCTCAGGATGTAACTTTTGACCAGGGGTCCTTCAAGGAGAAGGTGTCGGGCTGGCCTGTGGGGGTCTGGTATTCGGTTGACCTTTCTAAGGCCACCGACCGGTTTCCCATCGACCTTATCGCCCTTCTCCTTGGGGGCCGCTTCTCTGAGCCATACGTCCGGGCTTGGAGGGAGGTAATGGTTGGGTATCCCTTCTCCAGTGATACTGGAGAGGTTTCCTACTCTGTGGGAAACCCTATGGGGGCTTACTCTTCCTGGTCTTCCTTCGCACTCTGTCACCACTTTGTGATGTACAGGGTGTCCCGGGAGCTTGGTATTCCTTGGGCTGACCTCCAGTATGTCATCCTAGGTGATGACATCCTGATCGGGAACGCCCGGGCAGGTGAGCGGTACATTCGGCTAATTCGCGAACTCGGTGTCGAGGTCTCCCCGACTAAGACATTCGTCTCTTCGGAGATGTGCGAGTTTGCGAAGAGGTACCTCTTTAGGGGTACCGAGGTCAGTCCCTTCCCCGTATCTTCGATTTCGGAAACCCGGGAGGTTAGCCTCCTGGTTGGTTCCCTCCTCGGAGCACGGATGAAGGGCCTGATCCCAGTCGGTGGGATCCCTGGGGCCGTCAGGGGACTCCTGCGGGAGACAGGGTCTACTCTTACCGAGTCTCGACTCGGAGAGTCCCTGGCCTTCTCTTGCGAGAAGGCTACCGCTTTCCTGAGGGGCGAGATTACAGCCAGTGATTTTGTCACTGTTATCTGTTCTCATCCCGGGACCCGCCTCCTTCCGGAGGTTGGGTCCGTCTCTCAGGATAGCTTTGCAGCGTGGGGGCAGTCTGTCCTCCGCGCCGCAATGGTAGATCTCCTTCTAGAGTCTCTGGTTACAGGGGACCCTTCGTTCGCCCGGTTTTACGACCAGATGAGCGATAGGGTCCTCTATAACCCGGCCCGTACCCTTTGGTGGGCTGAACTCGAAAGGTGGGTTCCGATCCTGGCAATTGCTTGTCAGGTGGATGAGGTCACCCTAGGGTTCAGTTCCGCCCTCGGTACTCTCCGATGGTCTAGGGAAGACTGGAAGGATGCGATCCGGGTGATGTATAATCCCCTGGCTCGAGATCCTTTCGGTACTTCCCCAGCCCACCGGAGGGGGCGAGTGGGGCAACGACTTGGGGTCCTGGTGGAGACGTATCTGGAGAATCCCAGCCGCCTCGCTGCGGTTAACAGCGGAGCGGGGGATGACATGGCTTTCATTCGCGCAGGTCTGCTCCTGCGGGATGATTCCATGCCCATCCCGGCCCGGAAGGCTGGCCTCTATTCGGGGGCCACCGTCCGTAGGCTCAAAGATTCTCCGTTTACGTACTTGCCTGGTCCATGGCCACTACCCCCCCTAGGATCGGTCCCTCCTTCAGTTTACCGGCTGAAGGGGGGGCTGATCCGTTCCACGGCATTAAACTCGGGTGTGAGCCCGGTGGTAGCTTGCCAGTTACCACTCCGCTGGGTTACCAGCGGGAGCCTGCGTCCGTGGGCTCCTCCGTTCGGTCCCTCACCGACTTGTCGGGGTTGGGACCGTTTGTGCTTACCGGGTCTTCCGGGGTGGCACAACGGTGGGGTCTGCGGCTAACGGGGGGTTAGCCGTGGG